GGCCCCTATCGCATATGCGAAGGGGACCTCCTAACCTCTGCTGGCTTTTGGCTAGCGCACTTTGGTGCAATCCTACCAGAAGGTGTTTTATGAGCTACGCACGGCATAGGACCAAAACGTCAGGTAGTTCTTCTCCTTACGTTTTAGGAACGGAATCTATGGCGTCTTATCCAAACTGTACGTTTGGTAACAAGACGTATCCGTCCTCTGGGTCCCGAGGGATGGCTTCTTATGAGGTGTGCGATGATTATGTTAATCAAGGCCCACCATACAAAGAAGGCTACTCATTCTTCTTAAAGAGGCTTACTGCGCAGTATAACGACTCACAGAGCGTTATGGCGCAGGCTTATCTTTATAAGTATGAGGGCACCTTTACTATAAGCAAAAGTAGCGATACAGATGTTACTAATGCTTATGACGGGTACACCCCTACCGCTGCGACGTACGGTGCACAGGCCTTTAAACGCTTTAGGCCTGTCCAACCTAGAGCGGGTTTGGGTCAAGCCTTGGGTGAACTCAAGGATTTCCCTTCCCTCTTTAAAGTAGCGCTTAAGAGATTTTGTGATCTCGGTAGCCTCTACTTGAACTATCAGTTCGGTTGGCGCCCTTTTATCAAAGATCTTTTGGACGTTATAAACCTCCAGAAGAAAGTTGAGAACCATATCCGTTTTGTGAGAAATCATAACGGAAAATGGATTAAGCGGCAAGGTACGTTAAGGGATACAACGGAAACAACTAATACCCATAATCTAAATTTGATTATTCCGGCACTTAGTTCTTATCTGTTGTATCCTGTAGGCTCACCTTCCAAAGTTGAAAGGACCTTGATTGTCAAGGACAAAATTTGGTTCGAGGGGGTTATGAAGTACTACATACCTAAGCTTGAAGTCGATTCAGCTAAGAATATGTGGTCTTCACCCCTCCTCCGCAAATTGTATGGGTTAGAAATAACCCCTTCCTTGCTTTGGAAGCTAACACCATGGACATGGTTGACTGACTGGTTTGTGAATGTCGGGGATATCCACGAAAATTTCACAAACCAAGGTTATGACAACCTTGTCACAAAGTACGCGTACGTTATGCGAACCAGGTCAACGTCTGCAGTATATGCAGGCACTAAGCCTTTACGCATGTCGGAACTGATTTGCTCAGGTGGTAAAATAATTGGTTACCAACCTGCGTATCCTGGTCCCGTCCCTGCATGTTCTGTCGCTTTTACGGCAGAGTGCAAAGAACGTGCGCGCGCTTTCTGGTGGGGCGTTGGAAACAGCGATGGTAGCTCCCTCACGGAGCGCCAACTCGCGATACTTCTTGCCCTGGGTATCCAGCAAGCAAGATGATCGCAGAGATTGCCCGGAATAACCGGGAAACCCTATAAGTTGACAGGAGGAAGTCGTCATGTTCGCTGACCCGCAAAGTGTAACTATTAATGCTGTTCCAGTAAGTTTGCCTCGAGTCTCCATTGGAGCTTCTGACGCTACTTACCGTGCCGCAGACGAGACTGTTCAGATGAGAATTTCTCATCAGAGCACCAAAGGCCGAAAACGGCGTATGGTCCGTTTAGACCAAACCGTGATCGCCGTCTCGTTGACGCTCTCGTCGCTTGGTTAACATCTGGCAATATTGCCAAGTTACTCGGCGGTGAAAGCTAACGATCCTGCGGCCCTTCTAGTTCCCTTGCTGCGGGATCTTTATTTAACCGTCGAAGAAGATACCATCTCTCTTGACGAGTTAATGAAGTTTCTCGCAGCAACAAGTTCACCATTTAAGATTTATACTTGGTGTATCTTGTTTCTATTGTCGCGTCTTCAGAAATTTACCATCCTCAGGGCAGAAGATCTGCATGAAGATGATAGATCTGATTTACGCGCAATGTGGGAACTAATCAGTAAACACGCATATTGTAACTATTACAAATGCGTATCTTTTACTGAAAAGAGTAGAGATAAGAACCGATTCCAGAAGCCCTGGTTGTGGAAACAGCCAGGTTTTGGAACACGGAAACCTTATTCAAGCTCTTAAAGGAGAACAGCATGACCAAGTTATACATTTCAGCAGTTCTTGTAGCCCTGATTGCGGGTCTACAGCATTTCCTTGCTAATTCTGAAAAGTCTTAACAAGGGATCTGCGAACATGGCTGGATTCACCCACCTCCAGTAGGAGGAGTGATGAAAAGCCACGAACAGGACTTACTGACTGTTTGCGGGATTATCCTTATGGATATGAACGCAAAGTGCTATCAGCCATTAGCTAGCATGACTCGAGACCTTAAGACAATTAAGGAAAGAGTCACACACGAGGGGTTGTCGTTCTTAACGATCACCCTGCCTAACTTTGGAAAAGACTTCGAAAGATGTCTTTCCTTGGGAAAGGTAACCTCTGGTCTATACTTCCAGGGATGGAAGTTTAGATCGTGTCTCCCTGCATTTTTGCAAGGTTTCACAAGGCTCGTGTTCGATGCTAGTACTGGGAGGCTCCTTGATACTCCAGACATTGCGGCAATTGAGGGCATTAGGCAAATTGCTTATACCTTCAAAAAGTTGTCGCTTCCGTGCACTCTCGAAAGAGAGTACTTGGCACTGTCAGGGTTTAAGGAGGTTGAGTGTTTTCTTTCAAGAACCATGCTACCTAGAGACACTGACCTATTTGATAAGGTTAGTCATGTTCTATGGGGCAATGTATTTACTGAGTCATATGATACTCAGTATTTTATCCCCAAGCATGGACCTGGACAGACTGCTGAATATATTTCGGGTAATCGGAAATATACTCACCGTACTTGGTACGAAAGGTTAGAACCTTTCTTTCCATCTGATTTACATCTTATGAGTTGTTTTGAACAACTCGATGATGAAATTGATGGAATCGAGCACGTGCAGTTTGTTAAGGAGGAACACGAACTTCCTGTAAGGATAGTTACGGTTCCTAAAACATTGAAAGGACCACGGATAATAGCCATAGAACCTGTTTGTATGCAGTATGCACAGCAGGCTCTTGCTTCTTATATTATTAAGAAGCTTGAGACTTCAAAGTTTACCGGAGGTCATGTAAATTTCACTGACCAAACGATAAACCAGAATATGTTGGCTATTTCAGCCTCTTCTGACAGGAAAAGTGCTACACTTGACCTTTCAGAAGCAAGTGATCGAGTTCCTCTATCACTCGCTACGCGGATGCTTGACTGTAATCCCAATTTGCGGGATGCGGTACTAGCTTGTCGTAGTCGGGCTGCGCAAATGCCTAATGGAGAAATTATCTCTCTTAGAAAATTTGCGTCCATGGGTAGCGCTCTTTGCTTTCCAATAGAGGCCATGTATTTCTACACGGTTATACTTGTCTCTCTATTTCGAAAGCATAAGCTCCCGGTAACGCCTCGTAACATCTTAATGTTGTCACGAGGGGTCTACGTCTATGGTGATGATATAATCATTCCCATTGACGAGGTTGACACTGTCACTACAACCTTAGCAGATTATTATTGCAAGGTTAATACTGCAAAATCCTTCTGGACTGGTAAGTTCAGAGAATCTTGTGGCATGGATGCCTACGACGGAGAATGTGTTACACCAACCTATCTCCGCAAGCTGCATCCTAGTGACAGGGGCGACACATCAGCGTTGATTTCATGGATAGCAACTAGTAATCTCTTTTATTTAAGAGGTTACTGGAAAACCGCTCACTATATGAAAACTATAGTAGAGGGCTTTTTGGGTAAATTACCCGTTGTCCAAGAAACTTCGCCTGGTGTAGGTTGGATCAGTTATCAACGTGGATATCAATTTGATAGATGGAGTAAGAAATTACATAGGTTTGAAGTATCAACCTATGTAGTTTCACCTGTTTATCAAAGAGACCCATTAGAGAGCTGGTCGGCCTTGCTTAAATTCTTTCTTAATGCAGAAAAGAGGTCTATTACAGACTTACTATCTGCAGATAAGAAGCATTTAAGTAGAAGCCCGAGGTCCGGCACCTCTAGCATGAAACGCCGGTGGACCACACCTTACTAAGTTAACAGGTGTGTTGCTTCGTTATGAAGCGAGGGGCGATGCCCGGGTTAGGGGATTACCCTGCGATACCTGATGATTAAATCAGGCTTTGCGCCGCAAGTTTTCTTTAGAACTAGCGGTTCAGAGTTTTGGTAGAGCAGAGGGATTTCC